TGGCCGGGTCAACCTGCGCAAGGTCTACGGCACGATCAGCACGGCCAACGTCGACACGTACGGTGGCGCCCACGCCATCATCACCGACCCACCGGACAACAGCCGCATCAGTGCGGTGTTGATGTCGACCAAGTCGGACTTCGACCAGCGTGCATCGGCACAAGACCGCATCGAGTCCTACGTGGTGGCCGGGCCCGAGGCCCGCATGCGGCTGTACGGTCGCCAGCCGGTGGGTGCCAAGGCAGTGCTGGCGTACCAGCGCAACGACGAGGTGTTGCCCGATATTGGCGACGTCTATGCCCTGGTGCAGGAAGACAGCGGCGGCGCCACGCTGCAGCAGCAGTTCGTGCGCATCGACGCGGTGTCTGCGTCGACTGCAACCTTCGAGGATGAGCGCGGCACGTACAGCTACACCGTACTCACGCTGACCATCACGGCACCGCTGCTTTACGAGTTCTCGGGGCCCGACACGCCGGCACGCAGCTCGGCTGCGAAGCGCCTGGGCAAGATCCGTATCACCAGCGTGGCCGACGCCGCGCGCTACTTCGGCGTGCAGCCGCTGCAGGTGGCCGCGTCATCGGGCGACCTCACCGTCAAGGTGCCCAGCATCTACGCGCCGCTCGCTCCCACTACGCAGCGCGAGGTGCCGATAAGCCTGGCCAACGTGTTCGAGGTGACCAGCCGCATCCCGACTGGGCTGACGTTCACAGACTCATCGGACACATTTGGGCCCACTCAGCCTTACCGCTTCCCGGGAGCGATCGAACCGGGCTCAGTGCGGTTCCTGAATTCGCGAACGGGCTACCCGCTCTTCGACGACGGCGAGGGTTTGCTGATGGGCACCGGCGTCATTGACCCGGTGGGGTCGGTTGAATACGAAACGGGAGTCGTAAGCTTCAACGTGAGCATCGGCGCCAACGGCTCGGCAGCAATCTCCGCCACCCATGCGCCATCGGCCACGGCCGCGGCATTCACCCGTGCCACCGAGATCACCCTGGCCAACCGCGGCAGCGTGTTCAGCGTCGTGCTCAACCCGGTGCCGGCGCGCGGCACCGCAGTGGTGGACTTCCGCGCCCTGGGCCGCTGGTATCGACTGCGCGATGAGACCGGCACGGGCACGCTCGAAGGTGGTTCGCCGGCCGACGGCACTGGCACGATCGACTATGTGAGCGGCGCCCTGGTCGTCACCCTTGGCGCCCTGCCGGACGTCGGCAGCTCGGTGATCATGAGCTGGGGCTCGCTCGGCGCATTCACTGCCAACACCACGGATGCCAGCCCGCGAGCGCAGCTGCAGGCGCAGCTCTCGCAGTTTCCGTTGGTGGCCACCAGTTGCGCAGTCACGCTGGTCTACAGCGGCACACCGATCACGCTCACGCTGGACTCGAGCGGCGCGGCCAGCAACAGCAACTTCGTGTGCGCGCTCAATCGCCAGACCGGCCTGCTCACCATCACGTTCCCGGGCCTGCTGCCGGATCGCGGCACCTTGCTGACGGTGGCCTACAACCGGCTGGTGCCCGGTGGCGCCACGCCGCTGGCGGTGCAGATCAACCGCATCATGGGCCCGGCCATCGTGCTCGGGCAGTCGGTGCAGCCGCGCTCGGTGTCGTTCAACACCGGCTTCTCGGTCACGGTCGACGGGGCTACGTACCAGGCCTATGGCAAGGTGACCGATGACGGCAGCGGCAACCTCGTGTTTGCCCGCACCGTGGCCTACATCGGCGGGGGCTCGTCGCTCACCCAGTTTGCCAACGTGCAGACGGTCGAGGACACGATCGTCGGCACGATCAACTACAGCACCGGCGAGATCGCCATGAGTGGTGCGCCGGCCGCCACTGGCACGGTCACGAAGTACAACCGCGTGACGGGTTACACCAGCCTGCCGGTATCGGGTGCGATGACGCGCATGGACGGCGGCACGGTGCTGTTCCTGGTCACGTCGACCGGCGGCACCACCAGCGGCACGGTCACCACCGACACGTTCACGCGCGCACAGGCGCCGTTCATCATCGACCTGAGCCTCACCGGCGCGCAGACCATCTTGCCGGGTTCGGTGGTGTTTCGTGTCGGTGCGCCGAGCACGGGTGTCGCCAACCAGTACAGCGACCGCGAGGGCAAGTTGTTCCTGGCCTTGGGTGGTGCCGGTGTCGAGGTGGGGCTGGTCGACTACAACACCGGCCGCGCCACCTTCAACGATGTCTACCAGAACGCCTGCACCGGCGCGGTGAGCGTGTCGGCCTGCCTGGTCGGCACTGCGGGCTACGTGACGGGGTCGGTGGACTTCCGCACCGCGGGCGCCCCCATCCGCCTGGGCTCGCTTTTCGTCCAGGCCACGGCGGTCGACGGCACGGCGCTCAGTGCCACCAGCGACACCGGCGGCGTACTCACAGGCACCGACGTGAGTGGCCTGGTGCAGCAGGACGTGGGGGTCGTGTCCGTCACGTTCGCCCGCGACGTGCTGCCCGGCACCGTGCGCTACAGCGCCGTCGTCACGAGCAATGTGTCGCTCGACGCCTCGCTGCTCGGTCTGGATCCGATCCGCCTGCCGCTCGACGGGCGCGTGCCCATCTTCCGCCCGGGCGACGTGGCGGTGATCCACAACACACAGTCGGTCACGCTCACCAACCCGGTCACCGCGGGCAGCTCGTACACCGTGGGTCGCACAGGCCTGTCCGACCTGTGGCTCGTGTCAGCCGCCGGTGTGCGTGTCGACCCTGCTCAGTACACGGTCGATCTGGCCACCGGCACCGTCACGATGGCCAATCCGCTCACGCTGACCGGAGTGACGCAGCCGCTGGTCGCAAAGCACCGCGTCGAAGACATGCTGCTCGTGGCCGATACCCAGATCGACGGCACGATCAGCAGTGCATCGCCACTCACGCACAACTACGGCACCACCGGCACCTTCGTGTCGAGTGCGCTCCTCTTCGGCGACTTGGCGGCCCGGGTGTCCAACGTGTTCGACCAGGCCACATGGACCGGGCAGTGGCTCGATTCGCTCACCGGTGGCGAGGCCTCGGCGCAATACAACGACATCCTGCACCCGCTCGAAGTCAGCAACGCGGGCGCCATCACCGAGCGCTGGCGGCTGCAGTTCACCGGCGCCACCACGTTTCAGGTCATCGGTGAAAACAGCGGAGTGATCGGCACGGGCAGTACCGGCGCGGACTGCGGGCCGGTGAACCCACTGACAAGCCTGCCGTACTTCATCGTGCGTGCGTCTGGCTGGGGCTCGGGCTGGTCGGTGGGCAACAACTTGCGCTTCAACACCGTCAGCGCCGCGGCGCCCATCTGGATGGTCCGCACCATCCTGCCGGGCGCGACGCTGAGCGGGGACAGTTTGGACATCCAACTGCGCGGCGACGTCGACGCATAAGGCAACAACATGGCCACCATCAAACTCACCACCGCCGTGCGCAACGCCATGGGCGACGCCATCCTGGCCGCACTCAACGCCGGCAGCGGCCCAGCGCTGCTCAAGGTCTACGACGGCACACAGCCGGCCGGGCCGGCGACGGCCATCACGTCTCAGGTGCTGCTGGGCACGCTGACGTTCAGCGACCCCGCTGGCGCCACTTCGGGCGGCGTCATCACCTTCGACACCATCACGCAGGACTCGGCGGCCGATGCCACCGGCACGGCCAGTTGGGTGCGCCTGTGCGACTCGACTGGAGCGGCTGTGCTCGACGGCGACGTCACCGTGTCGGCCGGCTCGGGCTTCTTCAAGCTCAACACCCTCAGCATCGTGGCTGGCGGCCCCATTCAGGCCAGCAGCGGCACGCTGACCATGCCGGGGGCCTGACGTGGCTGCATGGCGTTACTGGCGCATTCGTGCCCTGACGGTTCCGGGTGGCTTCTTCGAACCCTCCGAGTGGCAGTTGTTCGACGCAACGACTCGCGTGGATGGGTCGGCGACGGTGAGCTCATCCATTGCCCCTGACACCGGCGGCGGTCTGGCTGCGATGAGCGACAACAACCTGACCACCCGGGTCTACTGGACGCAGGCGCACGCGCAGGACACCACGTTCTGGATGAAGTGGGATTTCGGCACACCCACCACTGTGGACGGCATGAAACAGGGCGGCTACGACACCTCCGACCGCTACTGCAGTGCATTCACGGTGCAGGGGTCGAACGACGACTCGATCTGGGTCGACGTGGCGTCGTTCACCGGCCTGGCCTACCCGGGCAACAACACGCTCAGCAGCGCCTACGCCTGGACGTCGTTCCTGCTGAGTGGCACCGTGTTCGATGCCAGCGGCACGCCCGCTGCGCGCAAGGTCTACGCCTACCTGCGCAGCACGGGCGTGCTCGTCGGGTCGACCACCAGTGCGAGTGACGGCACCTATGCGATCAGCGTGGGCAGCAACGCGGAGACCTTCATCGTGGCTTTGCCCGGCTCGGGTGAAACGACCGTCAACGCCCAGGTGCTCGACCGGGTGGTGCCACTGTGAGCTACACGCCTCCAGCCGGCAATGCGGCCGATCTGGACCTGTCGGCCTCACCTGGTTACACGCCGCCAGCAGGCAACGCGGCAGACCTCGATCTGTCACACGTGGCTGGCGGCTCGCCGTCTGGTGTGCTGGATGCGGTGCTGTCCATCGACGGCACCATCGCCGCCACGTTCACGCTGCCGACGTTCACAGGCACCCTGGGTGCAACGCTGGCCATCGACGGTGCCATCACTGCCGTGCATGCCCGCGTCGGCATGCTGGGCGCCGTGCTGCCGATGGATGGCGCGGTGGCCGGCCTGCACCCGCGCTACCGCCTGCACGGCGAACTGCGCGACGGTGGCGCACTCGTCACCTCGCCGCGTCGCGTGCGGGCACACAAGCGCAGCAACGGCGCCCTGGTGGCTGAAGTCGACACGTCGACCGGCGTCTTCGACATCCCGGTTGGCTACACCCTGGACGAGTTCTACGTGGTGCCGCTGGACCTGAGCAGTGACGCCGTCGACTGGCAGCCGCCGGTGGCCAACCGGGTGCTCTCGGTGCTGGTGAGCGACTGACATGCCTGCACAGTCCGGCTCGTCCATCCTGCTCAACGTCGGGCCGCAGGGTTCGCGCCAGGCCGGCGCGTCGATCGCGCTCAACTACTCCACGCCGCCACGTGTGCGCGTCACTGGGGGCGCGGTGTGGGCGCCCTGGGCGGCATCGAGGCCAGAGGCGGCCAGCCTGCGGGCCGTGATGCCGCCCACCACCGTGCTCGAAAGCGCCCGCCGTGCGGCCTGGTCGCCGCGCACGCCGCACGAGTCGTCCAAGGTCGTGCCGTGGGGCGTGGGTGCCCGTGCCGACCGCGCGCGCACTGCCGCCTGGGCCTACCGCGGGCTGGCCCTGCAGCCGGCCAGCGGGCTGCCGTGGGGTGGCTCGCGCCTGGCGCCGCGCGAAGTGCATGCGCCCTGGGGCAGCTTCGGCCCGGCGCCGCTCACTGCCTGGGCTGGGCCTTGGGTGCAGGCCCTGCCCGCCGATCGCGCCCGCCTGGCCCCCTGGGGTGCCTCGCGCGGCGTGCGCGGCACCGACACCCATGCCCCGTCGCCCGCCAGCCGCGGCGCCGCCATCGTCCAGTGGGTGCCGTGGGTGCGCTACAGCCGCCCGCTGGCGCCCGGCTGGGGCGTGGTGGTGCCGCCCGGCCCGCTGCCCGATCCATCCGGCACGTTCATCGTGCCCATCCTGCCGGTCTACATCGTGATCAACACCACCACCCTCGTGCGCGTGGACACCGGCGCGGCGCTGCCCGCGCTGAGCGTGTCCCTGTCTCTCGACACCGACTCATGGACGTGGACCTTCGACGCC